TACAAAGCATTGGCGTTTTGATTTTCATTTAATTGAACATCGTATTTTAGTTGAAATTGCTGGCGGTCCCTGGTCAGGTGGACGAAAGGGCAAGCTGGCAACAAAGGCGTGGAGTATGGACCGTTACGATGTTGCTGAATCAATGGGATATACCGTTGTTCGGTTAGAGGCAGCACCAAGATTTAAGATTAATGAATCTGGTCCATTACAGATCCAAGCTCATTTCGCAAGCCAATGGCTTAAAAATTTAAAGAGGCAAATATTTAATGGATCAGATCAGACCATTTCCACCGACTGATTTTATTGATCAAGCAGATGAAGAAGAAGCAATAAGACTAACACCAGCACCAGATCTAAAAAAATGGGTTGTGGCTAACTACTTAACTATAGGTGGACCACTTCATAACCCTGATCATAACCATATTGCTGAGTTGCTTCATGATAATGAAGAATTTTTAGCATTTGCTTGGGCCTCTTCTGCATATAAAAGCAAGCAAGCTATGGTGTTAGGCCAGTGCGAAAAAGTCATGTTCAATGTTGGTGGCTGGCGTAAAGCTAGACAAGAGCAACAGATGCGAGACTGGTTCGGCTTTGTGCCAACATACTTGATCACCATTGATGCTACATTTTGCGACAAAGCAAATGATCGTGAGTTTTGTGCTTTGCTTGAGCATGAACTCTACCATATAGGCGTAGAACGTGATGAAGACGGTGAAATGATCTTTAGTAGCTCAACAGGTTTACCTAAACATTATTTAGCTGGTCACGATGTCGAAGAGTTTGTTGGTGTAACCAAACGGTGGGGGGCGAGTCAAAGCGTTAAACGTATCGTTGAAGCTGCAAAGAATCCGCCGTTTGTTTCGAAACTTGATATTTCAAAATGCTGCGGAAACTGCGTAATCAACTGAGCCGAATGGCTCTTTTTTTTGCCTTCTTTGCTAGACGTAGCTAGACAAAGGTGGGGGTATGGCTGCACTTAAAGAACAGGTAAAAATATTTATTGTTCAAGCGCTTGCCTGCATGGATACCCCTCAACAGGTAGCTAATGCTGTCAAGCAAGAATTTAACATTGAGATTGATCGAAAACAGGTACAACTTTATGACCCGACAAAAGCGGCAGGAAAGAATTTAAGTAAGAAATATAAAGACCTTTTTCATAAAACCCGAGAGGACTTTAAAAAGAATGTTTATGACATCCCGCTAGCTAATAAAGCCTACCGGCTTAAAGAGCTTCAGAAGATTTATGAAGACTGGAAGAACAACAGGCTTATGAAGCAAGGGGTTATTAAACAGGTTCGGGAAGAAATGCAGGGTTATGACCTGATGTTATTAAATCTTGAGTTAAAGCAGCTTGAGATTGAAAAGTTAAGAGAGGGTGAAGGTGATGAAGATCCAACACCAGTCAAGGTAACTATTCAAGTTGTGGATGCGAGTAAAAAAGATGCCGAACATCAATCCGACACTGAATGTACCTCAGGCTAATTTTTTGCAGATGGAAAAGAAGTTCCGCGCATTTGTCGCTGGCTTTGGATCGGGAAAGACTTGGGTTGGATGCTCCAGTTTATGCAACAAAGCTTGGGAATTCCCTAAAGTACCTTTGGGTTATTTTGCTCCAACTTACCCGCAGATTCGCGACATTTTCTTTCCAACTATTGAAGAGGTTGCTTTCGATTGGGGGCTTAAAACTAAGGTTTATGAAACCAATAAAGAGGTGGATATCTATTATGGTCGGCAATATCGAACGACAATCATTTGCCGGTCTATGGAGAAACCAGCAACAATTGTAGGTTTTAAAATTGGCCACGCCTTGATTGATGAACTTGATGTTATGGCCAAGGTCAAAGCTCAACAGGCTTGGCGTAAGATCATCGCACGTATGCGTTATAAGCAAGCTGGTTTGCTCAACGGTATTGATGTGGCCACTACACCTGAAGGTTTTAAGTTTACATACGAGCAATTTGTTAAAGAGGCAAATAAATCAGAGGCTAAGCGTAAGCTATATGGAATGATTCAAGCTTCAACTTATGACAATGAAGCTAATCTTCCAGATGACTACATATCATCACTTTATGAGTCTTATCCGCCGCAATTAATTTCAGCTTATTTAAGAGGGCAGTTTGTCAATTTAACCAGTGGTGCTGTTTACCCCGACTTTGATCGAGTTCTAAACCACACGGATGAAGAAATTAAGAAAGGTGAGCCTTTACTCATTGGTATGGATTTTAACGTGCTTAAAATGGCTGCTGTGGTTTATGTCATTAGAGAAGGGAAGCCAAGAGCTTTAGATGAACTGGTTGGCGTGAGAGATACACCGACGATGTGTCAACTGATTAATGAGCGCTTTCCAGATCACGATATTACTGTGATTCCAGATGCTTCAGGTCAGGCAACATCATCAAAGAACTTCAGTGAATCTGATCATGCAATCTTAAAGAAAAATGGATTCAAAGTTGAAGTTAATGGTGTGAATCCCGGTATTAAAGATCGTATCACTGCAGTTAATGCACAAATTCTGAATGCTGAGGGTGAACGACACTTAAAAGTGAACACAAACAAGTGTCCTAACTTTACGGCTACTTTAGAACAGCAAGTCTATGATGATTTTGGAATGCCAGATAAAAGCGCTGGTTTGGACCACGTTGGGGACGCTGGTGGATATCCAATAGCTAAGAGATTCCCAGTCATCATTCAGAAAATATTTAAACGGCGCGCAATCGCTGGTTTTTCTCGTTAATCAATGCACCTTCTCAGGTGCTTTTTTATTGGTGTTTTTATGGCAGTTATTGATAAACATCCGCAGTATATTGCTGCACAAAAAAGCTGGGAGATTATGCGGGACGCCGTTGCTGGTGAAGAGCAGATCAAACAGGCACAAACAAAGTACCTAGCTAAATCGGCCGGAATGATTGAGGCTGAAAAGCAAGGTGATACGACTGGAGAGATTTATAAAGCCTATCTAAGTCGAGCTCAGTATCCATTATGGGTTCAGGATTCATTACGTACGATGATTGGTTTAGTTTCAAAGCTGGAACCTAATATCGTAATTGAAAGTTCTCTGTTAAAGGGTTTGATAGAGAATGCAACCAATGATGGTTTTGGGCTTAAACAACTCTTTATCCGTATTTGCCTAGAATTACTTGAATATGGTCGCTGTGGTTTGCTTGTCGATGTTGATGGGGCTGGTGTGCCATATTTCGCTCTATATGATGCGCTATCAATCATTAACTGGAAGGAAAACAGCATTGGTGGCCGTAAGGATCTAAAGCTGTTAGTGCTCGAGGAACAATTCGAAAATAGTGAAGATGAGTTTGGGCATGATACAAAGACGGTTCACCGTGTTTTATCTATGGTTGATGGTGCGCTAACTGTACGGTTATTTGATGGCTCTGTTGAAGAAGATAAAACGCCAGATCTCGGCGGTAATCAGCTATCTTTCACGCCGTTTGTTTTCTGTGGCACGACCGATAATTCTCCACAAGTTGGAACGGTACCATTGCTTACCATGGCTAAGGCAGCACTCAAGTATTACCAGCTAAGTGCAGATTATTACCAGTCACTTCACCATACAGCTCATCCGCAGCCTTGGATTAATGGACTTGAGGGTGATGAAGATATTAGCGTTACTGGTGTGATGGCTGTCTGGAGTCTTCCTCCAAATTCACAATGTGGTTATTTGGAAATTTCAGGTAGCGGCATTGAACTCACTAAAAAGGAAATGGATGCGCAAAAGAATTCAGCATTAGAAGCTGGGGCTAAAGTAGTTGATACCAATACACAGGAATCAGGTGAAGCGCGCCGTGCACGGCAAGACGATCAGCAAGCAAGTCTTCACAGTATCGTGATGTGTGCAGCTGCAGCAATTGAACAAGCCATTAAGTATGCAGCACAGTGGTTAAAGCTGGATTCGACAAAATATTCATTTACGGTTGAACCTGAGTTTATTGTGCAGGTCACGGATATTAATCTTGCAAAACAGCTTTATGAGGGTGCTATTTCAGGGAAAAACTCTTTCCGCACATATTGGGAATACCTGATGACAGGTAAATTACCAGCTCACGACTATCAGGAAGAAGTGAAGCGGGTAGAAATAGAGCGAGATAACACTCCTTTGTAGAGGTGATGTATGGCTTCAAAAGAAGATAAATCATTGATTGAAGTACTTACCCAACATCAGGCGTACTTATATCGGGTATCTTCTCAATCTGTTCTCTGTACACGATAAAAATAGATAACTCATTGAAATAATGTCATAATAATTGTTTTCTAACGACGAATACTATGACACATCTCAATGAGTTATATCTTATCTTAAACAAATATCTAAAATGGAACAAGTCACATTTAAAGTGCTTTGCGCTCATCATGCTTGTGATTATTTTAAAGCAAACATGTAATCTTTCTTCTGCATCTAAAGCCTTGCCCATCAAGTGCTTACCACAATCATTTTATCGACGTATGCAGCGCTTCTTTGCAGGTCAGTATTTTGATTATCGTCAAATTTCTCAGTTGATTTTTCAATATGTTTTCATTCGACCAAGTGCAACTGACTTTAGATAGAACCAATTGGAAATGGGGAAAACAATATTAATATCCTGATGCTCGCAATCGTTTATCG